TCGATTGAAGCGTTAGATTTTGGACGTGACCCTAAGATTTTTACAGAGTTTGAGACAGCGGTAGTTCGTCGTTACCAGCGGTTGATTTTAGGGCAAACACTAACCAGTGGTACAGACGGAGGCGGCGGTGGCAGCCGTGCTTTAGGGCAAATCCATAACGAAGTGCGTGATGAAAAAAGACGCTCAGATATTCAGCTCGTGTCTGCTGCAATGCAAAATGTCATCAATACGATTGCACAATTAAATGGTATGGAAGCACCAACTTTTATCATGGAGGATGGTAGCAGTTTAGAGTTAGATCGTGCCAATCGCGATAAAATCTTAGTTGATGGCGGCATGTTAAAGTTTACGCCTGAGTATCTTGTCGAAAAATATGGATTTGAAGAAAGCGATTTTGTTATAACGCAAGATTCACCAAAGCCAACACAATCAGCACCAGCCACGCTATCAGCAAATTTTAGCGCATCGCAGCAACAGTTTACACCTGCGCAACAAGCAATTGAGTCTGTATCAGATAGCGCGTTAGCAGCGACAAAAAGCCCGATTGACGCGAGTCTAATCAGAACAGCAGTATTATCAGCAACAAGCCCTGAAGACTTAGAACACCGTTTAAGTCTATTGCTTAACCAACGTGATGCTCACTTTCAAGATGTACTCGCACAAGCAATCTTTACTGCTGATGTTATTGGTTACGTTTCTAATGAGAAAGGATTGTCATAATGGGGTTAGACATTAGCCTATTTCTATCTTTCACTGAAGCAATCGCATGGGCAAAGGCGCGCGGTGTTGTATTACCTGATGACTATTACGGCAATCGTATCGGCATAGCACGTGCCGAAGCGTTTAGCATTGCAGGATTAGCAAGCCTTGATCAATTGGAAGCGGTTAAACAATCGCTTGATGCTGCAATTGAAAAAGGCGTTGGATATAGTGCGTGGATTAAGCAAGTTGAAGATGGTTTGATTCCATTAGACTTACCAGCGCACCGACTTGATAACATATTTAGAACCAACGTACAGGGCGCGTACACGGCTGGGCGTTGGGACTCTATTCAAGCCAACAAGCTAGACAGACCGTATCTTATGTATGATGCGGTAAACGACACCAGAACGCGCCCAGCACATCGAGCGATGGACAACATTATTAAGCCAGTTGGTGATCCATTTTGGAAAACACACTATCCACCAAATGGGTATCGATGCCGTTGCTCAGTCATTAGCCTAACAGAAACACAAGCAAAAAAGCGCGGTGGTGTAACAGCCGATGATGACGTGCCAGATAACGCAAAACCAGATAAAGGCTGGGATTATAACGGCGGTGAGGCTAGAGGGGAGGGAATTAAGAGGGCGTTAGCGCAAAAGTTAGAGCGGTGTAAGAAGTTAGGGTTTGGTGTTGATAGTGGAAGTTGTAACAAAAACTCAGCGTCTTTATTGGCAGATATTGCAGCAAAACTTGCTACAATAGACGTTATGAAAAACAAAAATGCAGAAGCAGTAAAAGGACAAGAAACATGGCAGTCTATGAAATTAAAAGACTTACGTGTTCTTAAAAAAGATTATGACACACCATCACCAATAATTGACCATTCAGCAGCAGATAAAGAACAAGCTGTTGATATAATAAGGAATGCTATCGGAATAAAAGACGGTAAGTCGGTATCGGTCACAACACCAATTGGAACAGTAATCATTATTGATGACTTAATACCACATATTGTCGAAAAAAGAGAGGATGCAAGAGAGCGTTACGCTAATTTTATTATTCCAACGCTAACTAATCCATTAGAGATATGGAAGGTTGAATACGATGATGGAAGCTTTAGATATCGATTCGTTAAGCTTTTTGATTCTAAATATGAAATTATGATTATTGCAAACGTTAGATATGATGGTGTTATTTTATGGAATATTATGCAGCGAGAAACTAAGAATATGAACAAATTGCGAGTTGGAGAGCTTATTCACTCTGAGTATGAAAAATAAACTGTAGCGAACACTTGTCAGGGTGACTCCGATTTGACTTGCAGGATTCAATCGGCATCCTGTGTAGAATAAAGCCTTCACTAACTACAACAGGTTTATAGCAAGGTTCGCATACAGTTCGCTTCTATTATCGCTACATTAAAATAAAAGTCAATACACAGTAATAAAATAAACATGGACACCCAACTAATCCTATTAATACTTTGGATATTCTTTTGTTTTTCCTTTGTATGCTTCTTTGTTGGCAGGGCTAGTGCAGGATAGCGCAGTGCTTGCCTGTTATGGTGCAGTTATTGTCTTTTCTGTTTAGTTTAGGGCAATCACAAGTGCACGCCTTGCCGCCCTTAAGTTTAACGCTAATTACTTGCGAGTGGCTGCCCATGATTGCGCCAATACACGGAACGATCAAGTCAATAACGGCATCCATCCTATACACTCCATAAAATTCAGTGAACCACTTCCTCTAAAAACAATCATAGCGACATGAAATACTGTCATTATGAAAAAACCAATTTATTTAGCGGCTGCTTTAACGCCATCATCTAGCGATTGCACGACTAACCGTACCTTTTCAGGTGTGGCGTACACGGGTGCAATTATTGAAAGTCACGGATGGTTATCAAACGTCATTATAGACGTAGATACGATGACCATTGCACAAGATATAAAGCTTCTATTAGAACATGACACAAATCAAGTTATCGGCACTGCTTTAGCGCAAAAAGTAGGTAATCAGATTCATGTTAGCGGAACGCTGCTTAATGCCATTGATGACGATGCAAAAAGCGTCTGTCAAAAGGCTCAGGCTGGAATAAACTGGCAGTTGTCGGTCGGGCTATACGACTATCAAGTGCAAGAGTTGGTAGAAGGTCAAAGTGATACCGTTAATGGCATTGTCGTTAATTACCCTGCCACCATCTTAAGAAATTCATCTTTACGTGAAGTTTCTGTTGTTGCACTTGGCGCTGATGGTGCAACGTCACTCGCAATCTTTTCTCAATCAACCAAACAAGAGGATAACCGCATGGAACTTAAAGCCTTGCAAGAAGAAAACGCCACATTAAAAGCGCAAATTGCGACGGCTAATGCGGAATTATCAACATTAAAAGCAGAATTTGCAGCAAAACAGCTAGAAACACGCACAAATGAAGTAAAAGCATTGTTTAGTGCTGTTGGCAAAGAAGCAACCGATGACACGATCAAACCATATCTAAGCATGGATAACGCGACATTCTCAGCAGTATCAAAAGACATGCAAGCTATGAAACCGCAACACGACCGCGCATTATTCAGCATGCAAACACCGCGCACAATGCAAACAACTACCGACAATAACTCGGCTGGTTCATTGCTTATGTCTGCTATCGAAAAATTGTAAGGAGTTAAACAATGAACACAATGACTCAAGTATCAAGCGCATTTTTGAAATGGGAAGAAGAGCAGGGCTATAGCCGTGATGATGTCACGATTACATCTGGTCAAAACCTAGAAGCGGGTACAGTATTGGGCAAGGTAAGCGCAAACGGTAAATATGTAGCATACGATAATGATGCCACCAATGGCTCTGAAGTAGCAGCAGGCGTATTGCTATTTGCAGTTGACGCAACGTCTGCCGATACTGTCGGTGTAGCAATTAAACGCGCTGCGATTGTCGCTACTCAAGCATTGGTTTGGGGTGCTGGCGTTACCACTCAAGGAGAAAAAGACGCAGCACTGGCTGATTTAGAATTACGCGGCATTGTCGCACGCACTACTGTTTAAGGAGCATAAATAATGGATATTACTCAGTTTTCACAAGCGGAATTAACAGCTGCCATTAACCGCATCCCAGTTCAATGGGGCAGCGTTTCAAACCTTGGTTTATTCAAAGACCGTGGCACACGCGCAAACCAAATCATTGTCGAAGACCGTCAAGGTGTTTTAGGCGTATTAACATCTCATTCTTGGGGTGGTGCTGGCACTGTTGCTTCAGTAGATGCGCGTCATACCTATTCTTTTGCAATTCCGCAAACTGTCCACGATGACATTCTATTGCCGTCTGATATTGTCGGTGTGCGTGGATTTGGCACGGAAGCACTTGCAACGATGGCGCAAGAATTGGCATATCGTTTGCAGCGCATGAAAGCAAAGCACGACATTACATTAGAGCATAAGCGCGTTAATGCGTTGAAAGGTCGTGTATTAAATGCGGATGGTACAAGCGTGATTGCTGACTTATTCGGCACGTTTGGTATCACACAAACAACGGTTAACTTTAACCTAGATGTCGCAGGAACAAAGGTTTTAGACAAGTGCGCTGAGTTGCGTAACACCATCGAAGACAATTTGATGGGCGACACTATGAACAACATTCGTGTATTAGTGTCACCTGAGTTTTATTCAGCACTCATTAGCCACGCCAATGTAAAAGCTGCATACGCTAACTATTCTGAAGCATCTAATCGCTTTGGTGAGGACAACCGCAAAGGATTTACATTTGGCGGTATTACATTCCAAGAATATCGCGGTGGTGTGAATGGTTCACGCTTCATTACTGCTGGTGAAGGTCACGCCTTCCCTGAAGGCACAATGGATACATTCGCAACCTACTTTGCCCCTGCTGACTTTAATGAAACCGTTAACACCATTGGTCAAGCATTCTATGCGAAGCAGTGGGAAGCCGAAGGCAATCGCGGTATCGTGCTGCATACGCAGTGTAATAGCTTGCCAATTTGTCACCAGCCTGCGGTGCTTGTCAAAGTGTTGGCGGCTTAGTCGTGATTGCGATAGCAGACTTAAAAGCCGCATT